CTATCCTGTGGGACAACTGGAAAGAAACCCTGCCTAACGAGCCAGGATATATGGCTGGCAAGATACTAGAAGAGCTAGAGCATCGCGGATGGAAGTTGGTAAAAAATGAATAGCCAAGAACTTATTGCTGCACTTCATCAGAAACTGCACTTGCACCAAGAGGTTCTCAAAGAGGACGCTACTGGTCTAACCAAGTGTCCCAACTGTGATAAGCTTATCCGCAACCATGAGTATACCAAAGGATTGATTTACGCATACCGAGACATTATAAGTTTGGTGGCATACCATGACGAGCCGTAAATCGCACAAGCGTAGAGGGGCAAAGTTTGAAATCGAAGTCAAAGATTACTTCCGTTCTCGTGGATATTCTGCAGAACGCTTGGCAAGGGCTGGACGAAACGACGAAGGAGACGTTGTCATACATGAAGACTTCCTCGGACAAATCGGAATCATCGAAGCTAAAGCACCAGGAGAATCAGGTCGTATCGATCTCTCCGGCTGGACGAAAGAAGCTCGAACGGAGGCTGGAAATTATGCTAAAGCAAGAGCTTTACAACAAGCTGAAATCCTCCCGGCGGTCATCATCAAGGCCAGAGGCAAAGCAGTAGAAGATTCCTATGTAGTATTCAGGTTGGGTGATTTGTTTGAGTGACCTGCCATCTATCAAATTAGTATTGGAGCATTATGGAGCAAGTATTAAAAGATCATCTGGGCAGGTCAATCTCAAGTGTCCGTTCCATGACGATACACACCAGTCAGGTACAGCAAACCTCGACCGGCAAATATTTATGTGTTTCGCGTGTGGAATATCTGGAAACAGTTTACAAATTATTGGAAGACAAGAGGGACTAAGTATCTATGAAGCAGTTAAGTTCTCAGAAAGAATTACTGGGGATGGCAGCGGAGAGGTACGCGGAGCATATCTCTCAGGCATACGACTACCTAAAAAACAGGGGCATAACTCAGGAAGTAGCACGGCTGGCGCGATTAGGCGTAGTCGTGGAGCCTGAGCCTGGCCATGAAGCGTATATTGGTAGGCTTGCTATCCCTTATATTACTAAGTCTGGTGTTGTCGATATACGGTTTCGTTCTCTTAACCCTGCTGTTGAACCTAAGTACATGGGTTTGACCGGAGCTGAAACGCACATGTACAATGTTATGGACATAGAAAAAGCGGGTGATTATATTGGAGTCTGCGAAGGCGAACTTGATACGATCACTCTGTCTTCTTGCGTTGGCATTCCTTGCATCGGTGTTCCTGGTGCTAACAGTTGGAAGAAACACTACACAAGAATGCTCGCAGACTTCGAGCGTGTATATGTATTCGCCGATGGTGATCAACCAGGCACAGAATTCGCACGTGGTCTTGCAAGGGAGCTACCAGTTACCATTATACAATTGCCGGAAGGGGAAGATGTAAACAGTGCATATACAAAATTCGGATCAGGATTCATTAGAGATAGAGCCAAACTTAATGGATGAAATTAACATGAATGAATGTGCCGACTGCGGTGAAATATTTGATAGCGCATTCGATGCGATTGACCACTTCTGGGCAGCCGAAGAACTGCCGGGTAAGTTTGAACCACAGCTTCGTTTGCCTGGTGATTACTCTCTCAAGTTGGGTACATTACTTAGAGAAATATTTGTAGCTGCTAAACGCAAAGATATGCAGCTCATCAAAGACATGGCAGAGTCAGCGTATATGACACTCTACTTGTCGGATACTGAGCCGGATTATGTGGAGCAGTTCTTCCAGGAAAAGATGATATTCAGGGCCATGAAGAACATTGACGAAGCGTTGAAGGATATATTAGATGAACATAAAGAAGATGGAAGATGAGGAGATATGGCAGATTATAACCTACCTAAGAAAGAACGGCCTGCAGATAGAGACGAATGGTATAAAACGTGGCACGAATTACCTGCTCGTAACGTTACGATTCCCACTACTGACTTCGAACGTTCTGTCAGAGCTACTTTCAGAGAACTAGAAGAGTTGCTTCTTAGTAAGCATAAAGATTATGGGCCACTAAACATTTCCGCTGCACCCGGCGGTGCACTTAATGGACTGCGTGTTCGAATGTATGACAAGTTGGCCCGTATCAATAATCTATATGAATACATGAAAGATACCAAGGGCTTTCAGCCTAAGCATGAATCTATTGAGGATTCTTTTAAGGACATGGCCAACTATGCCATCATTGGGCTCCTGGTTCTCCGAGGAAAGTGGGATAAGTGAAGACCATAGTATGTGTATCAGACTTACAGGTGCCGTATCATGATAAGAAGGCTGTTGATAATCTAGCCAAGTTCATCAAGGCTTACAAGCCTGACATGGTAGTATCCGTTGGCGATGAGATGGACATGCAAACGATTAGTCGTTGGGCTAAAGGTACGCCTCTTGAGTATGAGCGTAGCATTGGCAAGGACAGAGATACTACTGTCCGTATCTTAGAGGATCTCAAAGTCGACCACATGATTCGCAGTAACCATACTGACCGGCTGTTCAACACAGTCATGTTGCGCTCGCCGGGGTTGCTAGGGCTACCAGAGTTGAACCTTGAAGCATTCCTCAAGTTGGACGAGTTGGGTATTACATACCACCGCAAGCCCTTCAACCTAGCTCCTGGTTGGATTCTGCTACATGGAGATGAGGGTTCGGTCAATCATACTGGTGGGCTTACAGCCCTTGGTTTAGCCAAGAAAGCTGGAGCTTCTGTTGTGTGCGGACATACACACCGACTGGGTCTCAGTCACTTCACACAGTCATACATGGGCGGCAAAGCACATACTGTGTGGGGTCTAGAGGTTGGCAACCTTATGGATTCTAAACACGCACTGTATGTCAAGGGTGGTTTGTTCTCTTGGCAACAAGGCTTCGGTATCCTGTATGTTGATGGCAACACAGTCACTCCGTCTGTTATACCTATCAACAGGGACGGATCATTCTATGTACACGGGAAGCGTTGGGGATAATGGACTGGGATCGTATCAAGAAGTGGGAGTTCGTAGTAACTGCCGTTTCTTCTGACTATCACAAGAAGTTTCCTATGGTGGAGCTTGAGGATATTCGTCAGTCCTTGTATGAGTGGTTCGTAGAACACCCAAACAAGCTGGACGAGTGGGAATCTATTGGTGAGAAGGACGCAAAGAATCTCATCTACAGATCACTTCGTAATCAAGCGTTGGATTATTGTCAGTATTGGAAAGCCAAGACACTTGGCTATGAGAAGGGTGATTTATTTTATTACGAACCCGATATCGTAGAAGCACTACTTCCCTCTGTTATACGAGGCGAGATGACTGTGCTACAGAAACTAAACCTTGGTCGCCCTGGCAAACCATCTGCCCCATCTGAGGGTGGCAACCTTATGGTCATGTTGATAGAGATCGAGACAGCCTACCACACCCTCGAAAAAGAGGAAAAATTACTGCTTTTTTATAGGCATGGCGAGAGCATGGACTTTGATGAGATAGCTCGAACCTTGAAAGCTGGTTCACAAGATGCTGTGCGTATGAAGCACAGAAGGATTATTAAGAAGCTTATAAAGAAAATCGGTGGGCTAAAGCCGTTCAAAGATAACGACATAGCCCAACCGACTGAGGTGTTAGAGGATTAGTTTAGCTTATCCTCAATGAGTAGTAGCAGATAGGTCATGCCCATACAGGCAGATACACCTATCAGTATGCTTACCATATAACACCATATGGTACTGGGTCTGGCTCTTCAGCAGGATCAGACCAAGTAGCCTCACCAAATTCTTGGTAGAAGTATTCTTCCGGTGTCATGTCCGGATTTGTATCGCTGAATCGTCTTTCTTCTTCCGGTGTCAAATCATACAGGATCACCATCTGTCGTTCCCTTCTCTATCTTTTCATAGAATAACTTGGCGAATTCTTTTATGGGTGGGTTGAGATACCCAAGTAACTCCTCTTCAACGAAGCTTGAAAACTCATCACCATACTCGCCAATGTATTTATAATACCAATCCGAATAAAGTTCTTCCATCTTTTTTTGTTTAGCTTTTTCTAGTAATTCTCCATCGGAAAATGTGCTTAAGAATCTCATTGTTTATCCTCCTGTCGAATAGAATCCTGAGCCCTTGAATACTGTTGGTGTTGGTTGCCATATCCTTGAGGTCAGTTCGCCACAACATAGTGGTATCACTTCTTCCTCAAGCATACTTCTTGTAGTCGTATAGATATTGGTACATGATCTACATACATACTCATAGGTTGCCATGACCTTTGTTCCTTCTTCTTGATATTTTTATTGGTGCGTCTGCGTAAGCACAGTCCATTGGTGTCAAGTGGAAGACCTCAAAGGTAGACGAGCCGTTGATGTGGCTTACTAGATTGTAATCACCAACGATCATCTTGTTACATGAATCGCAGATAAGATCACCTGCCTTATCCCAACTTTTTAGTACCACTTGTGCTCCTTCCAGTATGACCATGCCTTACATGGTGTGCCGTACCTGTGATATATATACTTCAACCCTTGCTCTATCTGATATGTCGGGTGAGTGCGTGGGTCAAGTCCGAGAAGCTGTGGGATACCACCTGCGTTCTTCCCATCAACTTTTATCTTATTATAAGATCGTGGATTCCAGTTGGATTCTTTAGTCCACAACTTCTCAAGACATACCCACTCCCTCTCGACCCACACTCCCAACTTGCCAAAGGCATAGGTCTTACTATCTTCCTTTGCCCACTCCTGAATGCTAGGTCGTACCGATTCCCTTGGTACTTGTATGCTTACAGGCTTGGTAGTTGTGTCATGGATGATCGACACAGCTAACATAATTGAGAGAGTTACAAAGATTATACTTTGCTTGTCAGGCTTTTTAATGATCTCACCTTCTTAGCAAACTCTACTGCCATGATAGTAAGCGTAGTGTTGAGTGGATAACCACTTAGTGCCATGCGTTCTCCTGCCATGACACCACCCCACACGCCGTTCTCAATGTTCTCAGGTAGCATTCCCTGTTCTAAGCACTGCTCCTGTATCGGGCAGTGAGAACATATCTCAATGGCTTTGAGTGTTCTCTCTACCCGTACAGATAGCTCATGCTTGCGCGGCCTGCCCTTACCTTTGGTGTCGTCAGTATCCGAGAACCACAAGTCTGGGTCGTGATAATCGGTACATAATCCGACTAGGTTACTGAGCATTGTATGTCCTCTCTACGCTGACGGAGATTCCGTAGGCGCAGTAATTGGTTTGCCATCTGTCTCCGACAGGAACCAGTGGTCGTACTCGGTTGCGGGATACCTATCTTGTAGGTCTGTCCGTATCATATCTACCGCAGTACTGATATCAATATCAGCAGGTAGATCATCAGTATCGTATGCCACCATGTAGGTAGCTAGAATCTTGCTTGGTAGATTCATACGAAGTACACATTGTGCTTGGTGTCGTAGATAGGTTTGACATATCCACGAAGGCGAGAGTACTTGGCAATCAAGCCCTTCTCTCCTGAGAGGTGGCGGTAAGTACCATCACCAAGGCTAATCCACACCGAGGTATCCTCGAAGCGGCCATTGCCAGCGATAGCCTTGACGATCACACCGCGCTCATGCGTGGGTGAGTGGAACTCGACAAGCATGAGCAAGTCATTGTTGTCGCTGTTTGTTGCGTATTCGCGGATTGATTCCGCGAGAAGGGAGAGTTCTCCCATGTTATTGCTCCTTTGTTTGTAATCGTATGACCCTGCGCCATACGAAATCTGTGAGTAGTTTATCCACTTGCTCAGGTGGAGAGAGGCGCACTAAATACTTTACCACTCGAGATACCTATTCTGTTGGCTACGATCTTTGGGCGTGTAGCACAGACAGGTCTGCCATTGACTACCACAGTCTAGACAAGATCCGCACCAGATACAATAATAATCCTCTGTCCACAGGTCAGTCTCCTGTAAGCAGGAATCGCAGGTTACCCACATAGGTTCCTCACTTTCGGGGTAATCCTTGTACCACTCCTCATCAGCTTGCCACGCCGTACTTGGGGTATATGTCGTAGTTGTCGTAGTTGTGGTGGTTGGTGTGTATATGGGTGCTGGTTTGTACCCGTCATTACTCCACCAGATACCATCAACCCACTTGCCCAAGTGTTCGTTGATGAGATACATACTGTAGGTCAATCGGGGATCAACCGACAGGATACATATCTTGTTGTAGTCAGCCCAACTACTGATGAACTCCAACATATACGGGTTGTCTAGCGATTCGATACCCACACTAGGCAACCACTCCTCAGCAAAGATACGCGTATCACTACGCTTATCATCTTTGGCTGGCTCGATATCCAGCATACCATTGTGCGCTAGATAAGTCATATCTGAACCACCAACCATAAACGGGTGGCAATTCAGCTCGTTCTTTACACCATGCGTTGCTAGTCGTGCGTGCCACATAGCATATCCGTCAGGATACTGCTCGCGCATACGCAAGAACTCGTTGATGATTTTCTTGGCAGACATACCCCTATTGCTGATGATCTTATCACCAGCAACTATGGCATACCCGAACCCATGCGGGTTCTTACAAGAGGCAGTTGTTAGTTGCTCCCTTGTTGGTGTGTGATTAGGTTCGCACACAGTCAATAGACACATACTCACTCCTCTCTATGCGTTGAGTACTTCTCGTTTGGATAGGTTGATACTTTGTACCTTGGGCATACGATTGTAAGCGTCAGGGTACAAACCATTGTTGCGCTCGATATAGTCGTACAAGTACTCCCACTCAAGCGCGCCAGCCATTACATCTTTGGCAGTCATGTTGCGAGTGTACTCGACACACGCTTGCGCTAGGTCAAGACAGGCAAGGATACCCGTCTTGCTCATAGTCCCTCTAAAGAATCGCAACTCGATAGTGTGGTCGGGGTAGGTATTGACCGCACTATTGCGCTCCCCACCACTTCTGCGAGTATTGCTGATCTTTCCGATATATGTTCTGCGTGGCACACCGAACTCGTCAAAGTCCCACACATCTTGGAAGGTGGCATACCTTGTGGTACGCCCAGCAAACTTAGCCATAAGCTCAGCGTTGCCGTAGATAAGTCGCATAAATCTGTGGATATGCGCCACACCACCAAACCCCTTGCGGGATAGGTGGATATGGAGCCCACAAGATAGCTCGCTATCCCAAGAGCGCATACCGAACTGGCTACGCAACTTCTCGATAGTATCCCAATACACATCAAGCTCCCGCACCTTGTTATGGGCAACGGGGTGGGTAACTATCTCAAGTCCACGCGACACCGAACTGTCCTCTTTGATATACGCGATACCCTCAAGGACAGGTGAGGCATACTCAGCACAACTCTCCCTACTGATAGCAGGGCAGTCGGCTTCCAGCTCCCAACCCATATAAAGGTTGGTCTTACTTTCCCCGATGAAGATGGGGTCGGGCTTGTAGCCGTAAGGTTTGATATACGAACTTTCGCTGTACTCGCACCCTTCATCGTTGTCGTGGTACTCATCGCAAGAATCGCACCACCAGCAGTGATCGCCGACACAGTCCTCACAGTAAGTGCCGTAAGACAAGTGGTAGGAACCAACTCGGTCAGAATCGTAGAAGTTGTCGCAATCATTACAAAAGAAAGCGTAATCACAGCGACAATCGTTACACCATGACCCTTGGTTATACACATCAGCAAGGTAGTTCTGCTCATGAACTTCCTCACAGCGTGTACACGAATCGTAACAAGATGAGCAACCATAAGTTGATTCAGACAACATATAACTGCTGTCGCGATCAAGCTCAATGTCGCAACTTTCGCACTTGGTAATCTCAACTTCCGCCATATTCTTTCACCGCCTCTCTAAGCGATAACACTACCGACACCATGCCGGTAGTTCGTACCTTGCGGGGGAATCGCACCCCCGCAGAGCCACTAGGCAAGGCTACCAAACCAACTCCACTTCCGTCAAATCGGAATCGAGTGGAATATCTAACCACTCATCAACCGCTTTGAGTACCGATACTACCACATCACTTACGGGAATCTCTCGCATGAGTGGCTCCTCAACTTCCATTGAGTAAGTCAAACCACCATAAGCAAGATGAGCCCGTATCAACTCGGACAAGCTCACTTCCTCACTCATCTACTCTCCCACCTTCTCTCTCATGACCGAGTTTATCAAAGTCCACTCGGCTCTTGTCGCTGGTTCCACCTTGCTCAAGCCCAACTCCTTCACAGTAAATTGGGCAATATCCATGACCAACGCCATGATATTCCTCTCTCTTGATCTTGCGGTACTTCCGCGTGAGCGAGTGGGGTTTGACCCCCACTCGCCCTAGTACGATTAGAGATAACTCTCTGGCGCGTACCCGCCTAACCCTGCCAAACGCTCGCGAAAATCACTATCAAACAGCGACACGCTCGCGGGCGTATCAACTACGGGCGCAACTTTCGCGACCCTTGCGGGCTTATGCTTGCGACCCTTGCGCTTGCGCGTAGGTGTCGGTTCCATAACCAATACCCGCCCGTCAGGGTAGGTAATCGTTACGGGTTGAGCCTTATGTCGAACCCCTGAACCAGCGAGCGCGTAGCGCGTTTGGCGCGTAACGCGAGCAGAACGGGGAGCGACCAGAATCGAATTAGACATGATGACCCTCTCGGTTAGCACTACGGGAGCGAGAACCAAGCGCGAGAACAGGGGCGGGAAAGAACCCCAAGCGCAAGGAGCGACCCTGCCTAGTGACGCCCGCTTGCGCGAGCATGAGAGAAGTGAACCACAACGGGGGCAGGAGCGCAAACGGATAAATCGGACATATTGGTACATATTGGACAGGTGTGACGCACATCACAGATCAAATCCGACATAACGGACAGATCAGGACATTTCGGACAGCCTAGATCTAAAATCCGACATTTTGGACAGATCAGACATATCGGGACAACCAGAACATTTCGATTCCGTCAAGGATTCTGGGGTGTGATGTCGGTCACACTCTCGCAGTAGTAGGACATAATGGACAAAACGGACAATTTGGACAAGGATTGCTGGAATAGGGACAAAAGGTACAGATCAGGACAAACTGGGATAAATCATGACAAAAGAGGACAGATCACAATAAATCGGGATGAGCTGTACAAATCGGACATACTGGACAATTCGGACACGCTGGTTTGGATTCGGGCATAAGGGATAATGGCGACCATTGGGGCAAAGGTTATAAATCGGACATATGCCGTATTGCTAGTAATTCCCCCAGAAGATACCAAACCCCCATAATTCCAGCGAACAAGACAAAATCGGACATAATGTATATGTCGTATATGTCGGAAATATCGGATATGCCCGAAAACCCACCCACCCTTGTTTAGCCACGCGCCCGTCTGTACTGTGTACCCTCAGAAAATATTTTGACTAAAGTCGGCCATTTAAGCCAGTAGTAAAAATTTCTTTCATCAGATGTGTTCGGTTTTGCTATTTGAACAGGTTATCTATATATGTAATATATTTATTACGGAGTCCCTCCGTCTAAGGACTCCGGTCCTCCTAATAATAATTAATATATAATATATATGGGGGAAGTCTGTCTTTAAAACCCCCTAGGGGATGGGACAATACTGCCCCTAGACTGACAGGAGTATAATGGCAGAGAATTCTGCTACGATTGCTAAACGCATAATCTTAAAATGCGTAGCTGACGGTATGACCGTCGATGAAGCTGTGAAGACAGCAGGCAAGTCGTACAAGACTTACGAGTACTACCGGCGAACTGACAAAGCATTTGCCGACAAGATGGATCGAACCAGGCAGGGCCTGAGGGATAAGGTCTTTACCGGAGGCGAAGTAGCCGATATAGACTTCTTTACCTTCCGAGAACGCTACCTCCACAGCAAGACCTTCGCCCATCAACGCAACCTGATTGATGTGATTGAGGGTAGGGAACCTGGGTGGCTCCATCCGGCCATGAAATACGAACCGGCACAGCCCAACAGGATCCTGCTCAACATCCCACCGAACCACGCCAAGTCAATGACGATTACTATTGACTATGCCACCTGGATGATCTGTAATAACCCAAACTTCCGGATTCTGATAGTATCTCAGACTCAGCGCCTAGCGGCGGACTTCTTGTACGCTATCAAGCAACGACTGACACACCCGATGTATGAAGAGCTCCAAGCCGCATACGCGGCCGGGGTGGGCTTTAACTCTAAGTCTGCTACCTGGACTGCCACCCGTGTAGTCTTTGGTAACGAGCTCCGCGAGTCTTCTGAGAAAGACCCTAACCTAGAAGCGGTAGGTATCGGGGGCCAGATTTACGGTAAGCGTGCGGACATGATTATTGTGGACGACGCTGTTACCCTAGCCAACGCCAATGACTTCGAGCGACAGATCAAGTGGCTCAACCAGGACGTGCGTTCCCGTCTCAACCCGACGGGCAAGTTGATTATTGTAGGTACCCGGGTAGCCCCGGTAGACCTATACCGAGAGTTGCGTAACTCAGAAAGATATCCAGGAGGCATCAGCCCTTGGACCTATCTAGCTATGCCAGCTTTGTTAGAAGCCAACGAGAACCCTGACAACTGGGTGACGTTGTGGCCAGAGTCAGACCAACCCTTTGACGGCCAACCTGCTACCGAGCAAGACCCGGATACAGGATTGTGGCCTAGGTGGTCAGGTAGAAATCTTTATAATGAGCGCCAACAGATGGATACGTCCACCTGGGCACTCATCTACCAGCAGCAGGATATATCCGAGGACGCTATCTTCGATCCTGTCTGCGTGCGTGGGTCGATCGACGGCATGCGTAAGCATGGCAAATTCATTCCCCACGCCCCGGGCCACCCAACAGATATCAACGGAATGGTTGTTGTCTGTGGACTTGACCCCGCTATCGTGGGGGACACTGCTGCAGTAGCATATGCGATACATCCAGGCACGCACAAGCGATATATCCTTGATGCCATCAAGATCACCAAGCCATCGCCACAACAGATTCGAGATCTGATTACGGGATGGACGGACCTCTACCGACCTGTAGAGTGGATCATTGAGAAGAATGCCTTTCAACAGTTTCTCACACAAGATGAGAACATCCGACAATACCTTGCTGGCCGGGGCACATACCTACGTGAGCACCACACCGGAGCCAACAAGTGGGATGTCGGGTTTGGTGTTGCATCCCTTGCCTCCTTGTTTGGTACACGGCAGGCAGATGGTAAGCACCACCGCGACAACTTGATACACTTGCCCAGCGACCAGAGTGAGAACATCAAAGCTCTTATTGAGCAGCTGATCACCTGGGAGCCTAACACCAAAGGCAAAACCGATATGGTCATGGCGCTATGGTTCTGCGAGATCAAGGCACGCGAGATTCTCAATCGTGGACAGTACGGTAAGACACACCTTGCCAACCCATTCTTGACGCGTTTCGAAAGAAGTAAGCGTATTGTTGTTAACCTTGATGAGTTGCTAGAAGAAAAAGACAGGACGTTCCTATAATGGTTGCACCGAAAGATCCTTTCAAGGGTGGAAGGAAAAAAGCTGGTAAAAAACTGGCAGCCGAACAGGCAGCAAAAGAAGCTGCAGAGCGTGCAGCAATTAAGAAGGCTGCCTTCGAGGCAGCGCAACTTGCTATTCCTATTCCAACTAAAAAGCTTAAGCTAGCCGGCAAAGCAATTAAAGCCGTAGTCAAAGGAAAACCTGTTAAAAAAGCTACCCCTCCTGGAGTCGCCAAGCATTATGCCGACCAAGCTAGGGCAATATTAGCAGAAACAAATCCAGCAAAAAGAAAAAGAATGACAAGGAACATCAAACCATTTGTTCCTACTATTCCTAAACTAAACAAGACAAGAAAGAAAAAGAAGGGTAAGTAACATGCCACAACCAAAGAAAGGCATCTTGGACGCAATTGCAAAAACTGCTGCTAAAGGTGCTGCTAAGAAAGCTGCCAAGAGGGCAGAAAATGCATACGTTAAATCAGAACGTAAAAAAGCCGGAGCGACTCTTAAAGAGCTTGGCAAAGGTATGAAAGAAAAAGCCAAAGCAGAAAAATCATATATTAAATCAGAACGTAAGAAAGCGGGCGCTACTCTTAAAGCTATGGGTAAAGATAAGAAACGTCCAAATGCAGTAGATCGTTCTGGACAAAACGTAAAAGTTGTTGCTGGTATAGACACTCCATGGAGCCATCCATCATTAACTCGAATAATGACAGATGAAGCAAACCGAGGCACTGTAAGAGTATATAGAAAAGCAAGCGATAAAGTAGAAAAGCGTGCTTTGAAAGCAGCTAACAAAAAGAAGAAGGGTCGCTAATATGCCAGAAGTAAACGGTAAGAAATTTCCATACACAGCAGCCGGCATGAAAGCAGCCAAGAAGGCAGCTAAGAAGACTGGTAAGAAGATGACCATGAAGAAGATGGGCAAGAAGAAGTAATGGCCACTCCTAAAAAACCAAAAAAAAATCCATTACCAAAAAATCCTACGCTTGATGATTACTTAAAGCGTAACATGCGCCCACCAACCAAGGGCAAGAAGGCTCCACCAGATTACGATGTAATCGGTCCAGGTATGGGTTACACTAAACCCACAAAGAAGAGTCCGCCAAAGAAGATTAAAAAGAAGTAAGGAACTTCATTGCTTACAGCAAAAGAGATTGCAGCTAAAGTAGCACGTCTAACGACTCGCTATGCTGCCCGCGACCAACGTATGCGAGATGTACTCTCCGTGCGTCAAGGTGACATTAGTAAAGTTTATCCTGCCATGTTCTCAGAGGAATACCCGAAGCCTCTAGTCGCAAACTTTATTGATGTTGCCGCACGCGATCTTGCTGAGGCAATGGCTCCGCTGCCTTCGTTTAACTGTGCAGCTTCCAATATGGTATCTGATTCACAGCGCAAGGCGGCCGATACCCGCACCCGTATCGCCAACTACTATGTTACCTCATCCGAATTACAGTTGCAGATGTATACCGGTGCGGATTGGTTTAACACATATGGTCTGCTACCAGCAATGGTGGAGATGGATTACGCAAACAACGAACCACGTATTCGTTTGCTCAATCCATTTGGCACATATCCAGAGATTGATCGATTTGGTCGCGTAACATCATTGACTCAAGTTCTACAAATGGACGCGCAGAGTCTTGCTATGCAGTACCCAGAGTATGCAGACCAGATCATGCCACGCAATTCTATGCAAGTAGGATCACCATATCTTGAAGTTGTGCGTTATCACGACGCAGAACAAGATGTTATGATGATCCCACAACGCCAAAACTTGGTTCTTTCAAAGACACCAAATGTTCTTGGCAAGTGTATGGCACGCGTGGCCACACGATTTTCTATTGATGGTGAAGCACGTGGACAGTTTGATGACGTTCTCTCTGTACAATTAGCGCGTGCACGATTTGCCGTATTACAGATTCAGGCTGCCGAGAAAAGCATCCAAGCTCCAATCGCAATTCCACAGGACGTTCAGGAGTTGGCACTCGGCCCTGATTCCATTATGCGTTCGGCAAACCCACAAGCGATTCGACGTGTACCACTCGAGTTGCCTAACGGCGTCTTTACTGAATCTGGTGTACTTGAGCGCGAACTTCGTGTCGGTGCTCGTTATCCAGAAGTACGTTCAGGTAACATTGACGCTAGCGTTGTCACCGGTCGTGGTGTTCAAGCACTGCAGGCTGGGTTTGACACACAGATCAAATCAGCACAAGCACAGTTTGCACGGTTATTCACCGAGCTCGTTGGTATCTGCTTTGAGCTAGATGAAAAAATGTATGGATCACAACAAAAAGTTATTCGTGGTGTGGATGATGGCACTCCGTATATCTTGAAGTATATCCCATCACGCGATATCAAGGGCGATTATGCAGTCGATGTTCGCTATGGAATCATGTCAGGTATGGATCCTAACCGTGCAGTTATTGCACTCCTACAGATGCGTAGTGATAAGTTGGTATCTCGTGATTATGCACGACGAGAACTTCCGATTGATATCAACGTAACACAAGAAGAGCAACGTATTGATGTTGAAGAGATGCGTGACTCACTACGAGTAGCTATTGCCCAGTATGCACAAGCTATTCCACAGATTGCTGCAGCAGGTCAAGATCCAACGCAGATTATTCAACGCATTGCTTCCGTTATTACAGGTCGCCAAAAGGGACTACAGCTAGAAAATATTGTAGAAAAAGCCTTTGCCCCAGTAGAGCAACCAGCTCCTATGGCACAAGAACAAATGATGGCACCTGGAGTTCCGCAAGGCCCGCAAGCAATGACGCCAGAAGGAACAGTACAAGAGCCACAACAACAAGGACGACCTGGTATAGGTCAATTACTAGCCGCCATTGGCGGAGCCTAGGAGGTGCAAAATGAATAAGGGTTCACGTGCAGCCGCTCCAGTAGCGCAGCCAGTAGAGGGTAAGAAGGATACCGCCAAGCCAGCAGGCGGAAAGGTATACTTTGGTACCACGCCAGCAGGACGACGAGGCAAGAAGTAAATTAACCATTGACGTATCGGCTGACTAAAAATCAGCCGGTACGTAATAACAGAGGAATTATGACAGCAGAACCAATGAATCCAGCAGCCGGAGTGTCCGGCCCAGGTCGCTATTCAAAGCGTACCGACACATTGCCTTCTGCATATTATGGCGAAGGTACAGAGACGCAAGAACTAAGTAGCGGAGCTCCTAAGGCTAGAACTCGTGGTGCCGCTGATAATGTTGGCGGTCGTCCCAAAAATCCACCACAAGTAACAGGTCTCTTTGCCCCAACAGAACGACCTGATGAGCCAGTAACTACCGGTTCTCAATACGGTCCAGGACCAGGACCTGAAATCCTTGGCATGAATCAAGGACAAGAGTCACTATCAAAGATTTTGGCACAGATGTTGCCATACGACACCAATGGTGAGATAGCCTTACTATACGATCAAGCAGTATCTAGAGGATTTTAATGGCACAGAACCTTGATAAAGCTAACATTTATCAAGCTGCCAAACGAGCTAATCTTAATCCAGCGCAAATGCAGCAGATAAATTCACTGAGTGAGATGTACTCAGCACATACTCGCTTAGTTGGTATGCCTGCTAACGTGGCACAACAAGAATATAGTCTGCTATCTCCAGAAAAGCAAACCTCAATGGCTGCATTCTTTGGACCAGGCAAAGAGGATCCTGCCAAACCACAACGTTCTTTTATTGAACAAGCTGCTTATGTTATAAGTCGCCCTATTGTGGAACCAATCAAGGCTGTATTTAATGCAGCTAACTGGCTAAGCGACCAGACTACGCGTATATACCGTACTGGTGCTATATCAATTGCAGAAAATAAAAATCTTTCAGATGCTTGGCGACAATCTGGTGCACGTGGTGAGCAAGTTTTCAACCCTGATAGAATCCAAAAAGCCATACAGGCATATGGTGCTGACAGAGTTGCTGTGGCACAAAAGATTGCTTCTGGTATTCCACTAGATCAGATCATTGCTGAGGCTACTAACGATAATCAGAAGCGCATTGCAGCCGCTGGTGCACAAAACAAAGATGATTTACTTACTGAAGCCATTGCTAAAGTAAATGCAGCCAAGTATTCTCCTGGTCGTCAGATTGCTAACGCATTTCTTCCAGAAGATCTTGAGGGTCAAGGACCAATCTACACCTGGTTATCTGGTACTGGCGATGCAGCATTCCGTATTATAGCAGATCCAACGTTACTTCTTGGTAAAGCAACTAAAATGTATCGAGGCGCCCAGTACGCTTTATCCAAGACTGCAGGAAGCGCCGAGAATGTAGCTCGAGCATTTGATACCAATACTGTTCGTGGTCGTAATATCACGCGATTCTGGGAAGAGTACACACGTCTGACAGATGAGTTGGTCCAAGCTCGTAAAGCCAAAGATCCAATGAAGGTTGGCGAGGTAACTGGCCAGTTGCGTCGTCTAAATCCTGCGTTCATGAACAATAATGTAACCGAATCTTTGATTAAATACGCAGATGACAACTATAATGGCGTAATCAGTCTTACGACTGCAAAGAATTTTTTAACAGATGCCCAGAATATCGCTCCACTTATGTATGGACAACCAGGATACTGGGTCAAGTACATGCCACGTCTAAGCGAATTTCGTAAAAAGCGTTTAGAATATTATACTGCAGGCTCTCGCATCTTTGATTTAAATAAAGATAGCGCAGCTTTTATGCGTAACATTGCCTTTGATGAGGCTGACCTTAACGGTATTACTCCTGGCGAAGCCTTGACTAGAAGTTTGGTTGGTCAACCAGGAGTTGAATCAGCAAAGGAAGCTGGTCTTCGTACCGGCGAGCGCCTCAAAGACAAAGATAAAGCACTTGCTATATTCCAAAGCAGGTGGGCACTTGGTGCTATTAATCGCAGACTTGACAAACTATCAGCAAAGTTTGCTCGGATTCCTATCCAACGAGACTTACAGAATCTTGAAAGCGACAAGTCCATTCGTGCTATCGGACAGTTGGCGCGACCAATCTACGGTCGTTTTGGTGCTCGCATTATTGAAGATACTTTCCGAATCGCAGACCTAGGTCAACGTCGTTTAATTGCCCAAGGCCTTGCAGCTACAGTACTACGCGTACGTGGAGCAGACGCTACACCCGGTGGAAAGAAGCTTATAGATACAATAGGTAATCTAGGCCGTGAGGGAACGTACTCTAATCCAGTATTCGACCCAGTAACTGGTCTATACAAAATTCCTTCACAGAATGCTGCTGGCGTAGATAGCGCACTTTATCCAGATCAAATGGCTGACGGCATGTTAATGCCATCGCTCGATGATATCGATAAGAATATGGCACGCGAAGGTATTTTGGGATCTGTTTGGGGCTTGCAATACAAGAAAGCTTCAGATGATATTATTGATGCCTGGACAACTGCCACCATTCTAGGTCCAAGGTTTCCAATACGTAACGCAATCGAAGACTTTATCGTAGGATTTGCAAGCAGTGTCTCTGTTCGTGGTTTCATACGAGGACGACGCGAGGCTACAAAGATCAGAACTGCGTCAAAAGAACTTGAATTGGGTATGATCAATAGACTTGTCCGTAGCGGAAAGTCTAAAGAGATAGCTAATGAGTTTGCTGCAGTTGACAATGGCACCTATAAGCTTGCCAATGGGAATGTGGCTACTACAGTATCTGAAAAAGATATTGCCAAGCGACAAATCCTAGCAAAAGGTCTACTAGATGACAAGTTTGACGATGCCGTAAGAGGTGTCTTTAAAGATCAATACGACCAATTTGCGTACGAGTTTTCCATGTATGGAAACTACGAGAACCTCCTTGGTGAGGTAGCCGAGGGAGCATACAACTTTGCTCTTGGCCAGAATGCTATTAGCACAGTAGGCCGACAAGCTCGTAAGCGTGGCAAAGTAGTAGACTTCACCTTTGACGATAAGAACTATCGAAGAATGTACGGTTCAGAGTTTGTGCCTAGAGCATTAGATTCTGAAACTGCCATTGGTTGGGGATTCCAACTCGGTTCAAGAGCGCGAGATCCACTTGCATCTCTAGGAATAGTATTACTTAAGAAGCACCAGAACGATAGCCAGGCGTTTATCGCAGAGTTATCACAGATGATAGATGACCTACCCCAGTTTCAGAAGATGAAAAAGGGTATGGAAAGATACCAAGATCTAAACTATACTTCATCTCAACATGCGGCTGCTGTATACCAAGACCTTCGAGTCTTGTTTGGCAGACGTAATGGAGAGATCAATAATAACTTATTAGACAAAATGGTCAAGCCAGATAAGAATGGCGTATTAAAGATCGATCCTAATGGTGTGACAAAGGTATCTGATTTACCACAGAACATAGATGATCTTCCAATAGCACTTACCTTGCCAAAGTTTATACCAGCTTCTCAGTCAGATAACTATATTGCTGACATGGTACGTTGGGGTTGGGACAAAGCAGCAGGGGCCAACGCTAGGTTCTCCCGAGATGGTCTTGTTATCGACGCTTCGTTTCACATTCGACGCGACCTTGAACCATTCCGTAAGCAACTAGAAGAATCTTTTCTCAAGAGCGGAATGCCACTAGATTATGCCAAAGATGCAGCCACTCGTCAAGTAGTTGCTCTATCTGAGAACTTGGCAGTAGAACGAGTTTTATCGTTCGTAGATAATCCTGAGGTGCGTTCATACTTAGCATGGAATACGCGTAACTTTGCCCGGTTCTATCGTGCGACAGAGGACGCCTACCGCCGTTTATACCGTGTGACTAGGTACAGTCCAGAAGGACTGCGTAAAGTAGCCTTGACATATGAGGGCGTAACCCATGCTGGTTTCGTACAGCGAGATGACCAGGGCGAACCGTACTTTATCTACCCAGGTGTAGCGCCAGTATACAATGCGGTTAACAAAGCATTAAGTGTATTCGGTCTTGGTGACAAGTTTGTGGCTCCAATGCCATTACAATTTGGTGCATCTATCAAGATGCTTACGCCATCAGCAGACCCAAACTCCTGGATACCTACATTCAGCGGTCCTCTAGCTGCAGTTCCCATCAAGACTATCTACAAGATAGCTGGAGCATTAGAAGAATCAGATCTTCCTTTTGTATCAAGAGCTGGTCGAGAGGTGGCATCTACTGAGAAGTATGTTCTTGGTAAGTACTCTGAAGATACAGATCTCGTCAATGCTTTCCTACCAGGACATATCAACAAAGCTTTAAACTTGATGGATAGGGATGAGAGGGATTCTCAATATGCCTCCGCATTCCGAAAGGCTGTCACATATCTAGAGGCAGCAGGCAAAACACCGTCAGTTGGTGCCACACCTGGTGAAGTACAACAGTACCAAGACAGACTCAAGACAACCATTCACAGCATTTTGGGAGTTCGGTTTGCTTTAGGTTTTATTGTGCCAGCTAGCCCAGGAATCCAACTCCAGAGCGATATGGCAGACTGGGTTCGTGATAACCAACGAACAAACTTTAAGCAAGTGTGGCTAGAACTTATCAACAGATACGCAGACAAACCAGATCCAGTTGGACGAGCTATGGCCGAGTGGGTGCGATTGTTCCCAGACCAAGTACCATTCACCGTGAGCGAATCCGACCCACGTGTTATGGGTAGGTTCAAGACAAGCCAAGAAGCTTCTGCATGGGTAGCCAACAATCGTGACCTCGTCAAGAAGTATCCAGAGGGATCTAGTTACCTAATCCCGCAGACCGGCGAGTTTACATTCGATGCTTACAAAACTTTAAAGGCAGAAGGTTTCCGACAGAGCAAACTTGTTGGTGACTTCTTACAAGAAGTATTTGTATCCAGATCTCGTCAGTATTACTTTGAACAACGAGATGTATATGAGAGCATGTTGGCCCGCGCAACAAGCGATCAACAGAAGAAGCAACTTAGAGAAAAGTGGGGGCTGTGGTCCCAAGAATACAGGGCCACAAGACCATTGCTAGAGTTAGACCTAGCTGAGTCTGCTTCCAAAGTTGTAGAACGCCAACAGTCCTATGCAGACCTAAAGCGCATGCTTGCGGAAACAGACATTGATACTCCTGGTGCCAATGCCATACGTAAGATGATTAACATCTACGAAGAGTATCAGTATAACGTAGGAACTGTGTACAACTCTCGCAGTGAGAAAGATGTAAATATCAGAAAGAGTCTAAGGGAAGCAGCTCTTATTGAGTTGAGAGAAGTAGCTTCTACAGATGCAAATGCAAGTTCAGCGTTCGATGTTCTATTCGCTAATTTCTTGAGGGACTAATATGAGTGAGACTACACCAGCGGCAACCAATACCGGTGGATTCGAAGACTTTGCTGGCCAAACTGGATCCCCAGGATTAATTACCTCTGCGTCTATGGTCACGTTAAACTACGACCGTCCTTTTGCCACAAAGCAAATAGGTGTAACTCAGACCTCGGAAGATGAGTTAAAAAGATCCTATAGATTACTTAGCCCGGAGTTGAAGAAAACAATCTCTGCGAAACTTAAGGCTTCAGGATACAAGGTTCCCATTACTGATGCTTTTGATCTACGGGTTCGAGAAGCGTGGCTAGACGCCAACAGACGCTTCAGTGAATTCGCAAGTGACGCAGTACGGTCAGATCCTGAGTTCTTCACAGACCAACCTTTTACTATAGATGACTATCTGTCACTTTCGGCTCAAGGCGTCTCAACTGCTGGTGGAGTAAAAACTTATACCACAGTTTACAGTGAAGAAAAAGCAGCAAACCTTGTCGATACAATCTTCAGAGACTTAACCGGTATGCCAGCGTCCGATGAGGACAAGATGAAATACTCTGCCATCCTCAGAGAAAAGCAAATGGAAAGTCCGTCGACTTACAACCCCAAAACTGGTTTAAGTGTACAGGGCATGGACGCTGCAGGATCTCAGAAAATGCTGATAGACCAGATTGCCGGAACTGACGAAGCTAAACGCATGCGTGCTATGAGTGGATACCAAATACTATTGTCACAGTTGGGGGTTAGTATATAATGGCTTATAGAAAACCGCCAATCTTTACTCCAGAAAAATTAGAAGAACTATCCAAGTCCTATGACAAGTACGATGTTGCTGAACTTCTTGGCGATAGCGAAAGATATCTTAAAGATTTGCAAGACCAAATCTATGGCCGTGATGCCTTAGAGGGTGGCCCACTAATTGAAAGAGCCACTAAGAGCGAGAAAGCAAAAAAGAAACTAGATGCTCTAGCAGAAGAGTACAAAAAATTAAAAGTTCAGATTGATGCTCTAAAAGAGATTTCTAGTAAGATGAAATCTGTAGAGACCAAAGCAAAGCAAAAGAAAAAAGCAGAAAAAGATCTTGATCTTGCTACCTCACAGCTTGAAGTTGCTGAAGCAACAAATGCTGTTGAAGGAACTGCAGAGACGTCCAAGAAAGTATCTGAGGCTAAAGCGGCTGTAAACGCGGCAAAGAATACTCTTTCTAAATTGGAACCACCTAAGCCAACTGCAAAGTCTACTGGCAAGAGAGTGGTTACTGCGCCAGAAACTGCACGACAAGGTGACATTACACCATCTGCCAAAACAGGAGAGCAGCAACCTGAGACTCCTCAACAGACACAAGCTTCAGCAGCTCCCGCAGCCAGCAGTAAAAAGGGTACACAGACTAAGAAGGCTACAACTCCCAAAGAGTCCGAGGCGGACCGTGAACTAACCGCCGAGCAGATCCTTGACCAGTATCAATTTATTGATGCTATTATCGAACAAGATCCAAAGTTGAAACAAGCATATTTGGATTTTGTCAAAGGTAAGATAACACAAGACCGTTTTAAGAATGTTGTTGTTACATCTGACTATGTGGCAAAAAATAGCCAGACTATCCGTCAGCGTAAATATAATAAAGCTGTATATGAAGAGATGGGCCCAGAAGATCAAGCATCTGGCAATAGCCAATATGCTCAAGATATATTTGAAGTTATGGCAAACGTTAAAACTTTTGCCAAAAACGCAGGGGCTGCTATTAGCGACACGGAAGCAAGGACAATCGCTGACCGCCTGTATATGCTGGGACAAGATAGAAGCGAGTTCTCTATCAATGCAGCTATTCGTCCGTTTATCCGAATCGGCATGTCACCAACTGGGGCGACTGTCGGTGGTGCTGGTGGACAAAATTACAGACAGTTACTTGATACTGCATTCCAGAATGGTATAGCGACGTCTGAAATACCAAGCGTCTTGGGATACAGAAGCATGGATGAAATTCTACAGGCCATCAACGCCGGTGAATCTCCAGAAACATTCGAGCAGGGTATGCGTAATTATGCCTCTACTGGCCAATCGGACTTCGTGAAGAATCAACTTGGCCAAGGCGTCAACTTGCGTGCTATAGCGAACCCATATATTACTGCAATGCAAGATGTTCTTGAACTACAACCAGATACTATCAAACTAAATGATTCAATGGTACAGTTAGGATTACAAAACAACGGAATGAATATTTTTGACTTCAAAAAGTTGCTAAGAAAAGATCCTCGTTGGCAGTACACAAAGAATGCTGAGCAAGATGTTTCTAATGCAACTATGAGAATCTTGCGCGATTTTGGATTTGAGGCGTAATGGCTAAAAAGAAAGATCCCTTAGCAAACACTAAAGCTCAACTTAAAAAAGTTCAAACTCAAATTGAACAACTAAAGACTAGTGGAGCCCAAAATTTAGAAAGTGCAGCAGCATCTGCTATGCAGGCTGGCAAGGGCATTGATAGAATTATGGCAAGACAACTTGGTTCAGAAGGCAAGTCTCTGCCTACTGGTGAACAAATTGGAAATGTAACCCTGCCTCCTTTCACCCCGGGAATGTCGTTAGTTCCGCCAGAGGCTCGTGGTCTTATACCACCAATGACTGATACAACAACTGGTACCACATTGCCACCGGCAACGACTACCACAACCACCAACAAGGTATCAGCATTTGATAAGTTAAGAGAGCGTCTTAACGCTCGCAATCTTGGATCCCTTTATGATTCTATTGTTGGACTTGTACAAGCTGACTTGCCAGAAGAAGAGTTTACTCTTCAACTTCGTGCAACCCCAGCATATCAACAAAGATTCAAAGCCAATACTGCAAGAATTGCCAGTGGACTCCAGCCAGTTTCTGAAGCCGCATATCTTGATATGGAAGATGCATACCAAGGCGTCATGAGACAGCGTGGCCTACCGGATACATACTGGAAACGAGGTCCGTTTGGAGAACAAACCGGATTTGATGCGTTAATCTCAGGTGATGTGTCTCCCGACGAGTTAGATACCCGTATTGCTTCTGCTCAAATGGTTATTAATGCTAACCCACAGGTTATGCAATCGCTCAAGGCATATTATCCAGAAGTAACAAATGGAGATATACTAAGCTATGTTCTCAATCCTAAAACTGGATTGGTTGACATTGAACGAAAAATTCGTGGAGCTCAAATAGGTGGAGCTGCATTAACTGCAGGACTTGCTGCACCTGGAGCAGGACGAATTGGTGAACTTGTTGGAGCTGGAGTATCTGAAGAACAAGCTCAACGTGGTTTCCAAAGCATTGCTAATATTTTACCAGAGAGCCAGAAGCTATCACAGATATATGATAGCGGAGGATACACCCAGGCTGAAGCAGAAGCTGAAGCATTTGGTTTAGTTGGTGGAATAGAATCTGGCAGAAAGCGTCGTAGACTTGCTTCTCAAGAGAGAGCAGCCTTCGAAGGCCAAGCAGGTTTATCAGCAACCGCATTTGAAAAAGGACGTGCGGGAGCGTTTTAAGTTTCTTGTGGATCGACCGGCCCCACAAGCGTAAGAGTCCGGTAGATAGAGCCGTACCACTACCCCAGGTGAATACGTGGCTATCGACAAACAACTATAGAATGGGAGAGGACTAACTATGTCCAATCAATGGGATGACGATGACGATGATGACTACACAGCCCCAGAGGTGAATAGTGATCTAGTCAAACAACTCCGTAAGGCTAACAAGCAAAAGGAAAAAGAACTTGCTGAACTGAAGTCTCAGTTCGAAGGACTTTCCAAGGCGCAACGTGAGAGAGCAATCAAAGACGCTCTCACCGCCAAAGGAGTGAATGCAAAGATTGCGGCTTTTATCCCAGGAGATATCGAGCCATCAGAAGATGCGATCTCCAAGTGGCTGACAGAATATTCCGATGTATTCGGTTTTGAGTCAGCTCCGCAAACAACCCCGAATGTCGACCCAAAGGTCGCTCAGGATTACAGCAAAATGACGCAGGCTACAAGCCAAGGAATCACGCCAGACAGGCAAGAAGATATCCACCGTCGTCTTATGAATGCTAACTCTCGAGAAGAGTTGGATCAAATCATTCGGGAATCTGGACTATAACCCGACTAAGAAAGGCAAACGCTAATGGCACTACCTGGCGGTTCAATAACCTCATCCAGTACCATCAGTGCGCTCGTAACTACAGCATACGATCAGTATGTAAGAATGGCGCTTCGCTCCATTCCTGTAATGCGTTCGCTAGCTGATGTAAAACCAGTACAGCAAGCAATGCCAGGTTCTTCGGTAGTCTTCTCAATCTATTCAGATTTGGCACAAGCCACTTCGACTTTGAGCGAGTCTTCCGATGTAAACAGCATTGCACTCGGTAACCCATCACAGGTTACTGTAACACTCAATGAGTACGGCTCAGCAGTCACCACGACCAAGAAGCTTAACCTCACATCGTTCAACGACGTTGATGCAGCACTTGCTGATATCATCGCCTACAACGCAGCAGACAGCATCGACAACGTTGTCGGTCAAGTTCTTTCTGCAGGAACCAACGTTATCTACGCAACCGGTGGCAGCACCGATCCATCGTCCTCAGCAACTGTTGAGCCAAGCGATGTTATCACCGTAGCTGACATCCGCAACGCAGTCGTATCACTCCGTACCAACAAGGCATTGCCTCGTATGGGCGAGCTTTATGCTGCATACCTCCACCCACGTCAATCAGCGGATCTCCGCTCTGAGACTGGTACTGGCGGATTCCAAGAGCTCACCAAGTATGTCGAGCGTACACCGTTCGTCGCTGGTGCAGTTGGTGCAATCGAAGGTGCATACATTGTTGAGACCCCACGCGTTCTCAATGGTATGCCACTTGCTTCCGGAATCAGCACAACTGTTTCCGTAACCAACAAGGAACTTACTTCCAACGTTGCAACCCTCACCACTTCCGTAGCACACGGTCTTGGTGTCGGACAGGTCGTTACCGTCTCTGGCGTTGACGCTACCTTCAATGGTACCTTCACCATTACGGCTGTTGGGACCACCACGACATTCTCCTATGCTAAGACCGCATCAAACGTTGCGTCTGCCGCAGCAACAGGAACTGTCACCTTCACGAATAACTACCGTGCGATTATCGCAGGTCGTGAAGCACTTGCTGAGGCTCTTGCCCAGGACATCTCAACCGTTATTGGTCCAGAAATCGACGCACTCCGTCGTTTCCGTACCATCGGTTGGTACATGTTCGGTGGCTGGAACCGCCTCCGCGAATCAGCACTCTATCGTATCGAGTCTGCTGCATCAAACGGCTAATAACCGTATTTGGAAGGGTGGGGTGTTATGCCCCACCCGACCACAAGAAAGGAAGAAATGCCATACATTCTCAACGGACCCTGGCGTAATGAGACATGGGGAGCTCGTAATGAGTTTGATCCATACTCGCGCCTATCAGGTCGTCGATTCAATGGTGGCACATCTACCGGTAGTATTCCAATATCAATGACTGATATCCCGAGAGGGGTTGCACTTCTTGTTACTGGAACTACAGTTGTAGAAAACCAATATCCATCGCAGGACGATCTGGCAAATGCTGACTACTACTTCTTGGGTGGTCACGTCTACACAATTTCAGATACCCAGGCAGCAGTTCTCACAGCAGCAGGGTATGGCGATTACTTAACCCCGGTGGCATAATGGAACGTAATCCAAATTGTAAATCAAGTTGTCCCACACAAGATCACATCAATGAGGCAGATTGCTGGAGAGAGAATATGCCTATGTTCGTTGGTGTCACTCCTTCTAAGAGTGGATATGATCAGACAAAAGTAAAGAAGGACGAAAGAGAATTATCGTCCTATTATTCGGCAGTGCGTCAGGGTATTGAGCCTCGCTCTACACAGCAGAAAGATATAGACGCAGCCGTGAAGTTGTCTAATGAAGCCGGAAAAGCGTTTGACGGTACTACTCTAAAGTTTAAAGAATAACAACTACGGAGAAAGGAAAACCAATGGCAGAACAAAACTTTGTTCTGATGACGGAGCCGTTAAATCCGATGCTTGCTATGGCACAAGAAGCTCATAAGCTTATGGAGTCATATATGGCTGCCGGTTTTACACGCAAGGAATCGCTAGATCTAACCATCAGTCAATTACCTGAATGGGGATTCCCCGGACAAACAATCATAGAAGAAGAAGTCATCGAAGATGACGAAGATGAAGACTATGAGTTAGATGAAGAAGAAGAAGACGATGATGTTGAGGAGGGATACTAATGAAAGATATGCCAAATGGTATGGAGATGGAATCTGAGGAGTACATTAAGCCGTACGACGTTGTGCCAAAGTTTGGGACCTACGAGTCACTACAGACTGGCGCACCAGGAAAGCAGGTCAAGTAATGCAAAAGAAAGCACACCCAGGATTCAAGGCAGTGCAAGCAAAGATTGCAAAGAAGCAGGGAATCTCGAAAGAACGTGCTGGCGCAATTCTTGCCGCTGGTGCTCGTAAGGCTAGCAAGGCAGCAGTAAAAGCAAACCCTAATCTGAAGAAGGTTAAAGGCGTGCGAAAGAAGATGGGCTAATGTCTTCGGGTAAATATACCAGACCCAAGAAGTTTAATGCCCTACAGATTAAAGATGGTATGGTTGTACGGTTTAGCAAAGATGGCAGACTAAAAGAGGTGTTAGGTAAGTATGGCGAATACGGCAAAGAAGAAAGACTCTAGACTAACTAGGGCTGGCGTGTCTGGTTACAATAAACCAAAGCGTACACCTGATCATCCAAAGAAGTCTCACATCGTTGTTGCTAAATCCGGTGGACAAGTAAAGACGATTCGTTTTGGCGAGCAAGGAGCTAAAACTGCTGGTGCTCCTAAAGCTGGAGAAGGCGATAGAATGAAAAAGAAGCGTGCGTCTTTTAAGGCTCGTCACGCTAAGAACATCGCCAAGGGTCCTATGTCTGCTGCATATTGGGCTGACAAGGTGAAGTGGTAATGGGATACACCGACCCTTCTAAGCGAGAAGCAATTAAAAATAGAATCATGGCTGGCTCCAAAGGTGGCAAGCCAGGACAATGGTCTGCTCGTAAAGCACAACTACTAGCACAAGCTTACGAAAAAGCTGGTGGTGGTTATACCGGTGCAAAGACCAGTAAACAAAAGTCTTTGTCCAAGTGGACTAAAGAGAAATGGGGTACCAAATCTGGTAAGCCCAGCACTCAAGGACCCAAGGCTACCGGCGAGCGCTATCTGCCGGAGAAAGCCCGCAAGTCTTTGACTGCAAAAGAATACGCGGCAACAAGCAAGGCAAAGCGTGAAGGCACAAAGAAGGGCAAACAGTTTGTTGCCCAGCCTAAAAAGATTGCTAAGAAAACTGCTCGCTTTAGATAATTTGAAAGGGTAAAGAATGCCTACATATGGTGTAGCTGGTTCAACTTATGTGGACGAACTCAATCGTCTTGCCAATGGTGGTGGCTCATACCCTGCTCGCATTAACTATTTAGATGCTGCGTCTGCAGCTCGTGCTTGGGCAGCAGCCCGCACTACTACTCTTACCGTCACCGACATCGTAGGAGTTCTTAACGAGATTGCAGGATTGACTCGTGGTAACTGGCGAGATCTTGCTGGTGTGTGTAACTACATCGCTGGTACAACTGGACTTGATCCAGTAGCAGCACTACGAGAGGTGGCTTCGTGAGTGCACCATATAACCTTACCTGTGAACAGGCAGCCACATTTAACTTTCAGTTTCAAATCAAGAATAATGACACACCTTGGAACTTAGCTGGATATACAGCAACAATGACAGTGCGACCCTATGCAGGGTCCAGCACTACTACGGTTGTTGCTTCTACCGCAAATGGTAGAATTGTTTTAGATACTGCAAATGGTAGAGCTACAGTAACCATTAGTGCAGCTTTGACCGCAGGATTTGATCCTGGTCGTTATGTATATGATTTTGTTTTTGACTCTGGCTCAGTAGTAACTCGTGTACTTGAAGGAGTCTTCGTCGTGATTGCAGGGGTGACTGTCTAATGCCAGAGACAATTATTGTTGTCGAATCCATCACGCCCCAAGTATCCGTAACTTTCTCTGCCGACCAAGGACCTCAGGGTCCTGGTGGTGCGACTGGTCCCACAGGACCAACAGGTCCTACTGGACCTCAAGGAGCCCAAGGAAATACTGGAGCCACTGGCCCAACAGGTCCAACAGGACCGACTGGTCCCACCGGCCCAACGGGTGCTACAGGCCCTACAGGGCTCACAGGAGCCACAGGACCCACTGGTCCTACCGGAGTTACTGGACCTACTGGTCCGACCGGTCCTACGGGCGTTACAGGGGCTACAGGAGCTACAGGTCCAACGGGACCTACTGGCCCTCAAGGAGATGTTGGACCAACCGGTCCTACCGGACCTCAAGGAATTGTTGGACCTACGGGTCCTACTGGACCCACTGGACCACAAGGTGATGTAGGACCTACTGGACCAACAGGTCCGACTGGTGTTACCGGTAATACTGGACCAACCGGACCTACCGGTCCTACAGGGGCGACGGGCCCTACTGGGCCTACTGGTCCTCAAGGATATTCTGTTCTTAATGGAACCGTCGATCCAACCACACAAGGTATCGATGGCGACTTTTATATCAATACTACAAGTGATACAATTTTTGGCCCCAAGACCGCAGGTGTTTGGGGTTCTGGTACTGCTCTAGTAGGTCCTACTGGTCCTACGGGAGCAACCGGTGCCACAGGTCCTACGGGACCAACAGGTCTAACAGGGGACACTGGGCCAACCGGCCCAACTGGTCCGTCTGGACCTAGCGGGCCACAGGGTCCGCAAGGCAACACTGGTGCGACAGGACCTACAGGACCTTCCGGTCCATCTGGACCTACAGGTCCGACAGGAAATACAGGCGCGACCGGTCCGACAGGACCTGCCGGCGCTACAGGACCATCGGGTCCATCGGGACCATCTGGACCCTCTGGGCCAGCAGGTACCGGA